TTATAGTGATTAGCATATCATTCACAACATAGTAATTTTAACACACCTGTCAACCGTTGTCAACCGAGAAATTTTTATGACACAAACACAAACAACAGAATGGGGAAGAAAGCAACCTGATAATCTTGACTTTCTCAGACCAAACGGATTTCGGTTCCTAATTCAAAGTTTACCAAAAGTCACGTACTTTTGCCAGTCAGCAAACATCCCTGAAATACGGTTAGGTGTGGCAATGCAACCTACACCGTTTGTAGACATTCCTCGTCCAGGTGAAAAGCTAGATTTCAATGAATTGACCATCAAGTTCATGATTCAAGAAGATTTGGCAAACTACATGGAATTATACAATTGGTTGATGGGATTGGGATTTCCTACGTCACGCGACCAATTTAAAAAGCTAACCGCAGGACAAGCCATCACAGGGCGAGATATTAATTTTAAAGCTGATGGTGGTGAATTAAGTGATGCTTCGTTAATCGTGTTGGGATCTGATAATCATCGTGTAGCCCAAATCAATTTTTATGATTGCTTTCCTGTGTCACTCACTGGATTAGAGTTTGACGTAAGCTCAACCAATACACAATACTTTCAAGCTGCTGCGGTGTTTAAGTATCGCCAATATGAATTGGAACGAGTAACACCAGAAGTATAACACTTGACAAACTTACACAATATGTGTATATTTTTGTATTAAATGATTGTGTGAGGATATATGAAGCTAACTGAGATTCAAGATTTGTGGAAAAAGGATTGTGAAATCAACATGACCGACCTTGGCACCGAAGCTACTCGGGTCCCAAAGCTTCATGCTAAATATTTGGCATTACTTACGTCATCAAAATTACAGTTACGTAAATCAGAAAGTGAATATCTGCGCCTTCGGAAGTTAAAGGAACGATACTTTCGCGGTGAACTATCCAAAGACGAACTTGATACGTTAGGATGGGAACAATACTTGTTGAATAAGCCGCTCAAAACAGAAATGGAAATTGTGCTGCAAACAGACGAAGATGTCATTCAACAAATTGATAAAATTGAATATCATAAAACAGTTGTCTATCAATTAGAACAAATTATTAAATCAATCAATAGCAGAACATGGGATGTAAAATCTGCTATTGATTGGTATAAGTTTACGAATGGTGGCATGTGATTACCATAACAAAAAAGAATGAAACGTATCTACATGTAGATGCTGAACCTAGCATCATGTTAGAACTTAGTGACTTTTTTACCTTTACCGTTCCTGGCGCGCAATTTACTCCGCAATATCGCGCAAAAATGTGGGACGGAAAAATTCGATTATACAATGTATATACGAAGGAACTATACATTGGGTTGCTGCCATATGTCGCAGAATTCTGTAAAACGAATGAATATCAGTATCAGAATAAGTGCGACTTCGTATATGATGATGCATCCAAGGCTGACGAATTTATTCAGTCATTGCAGTATCACTCAAATGGGCAACCTATAGAAATACGGGATTATCAAATCAATGCCGTAAAAGAAGCGATTACACGAAACCGTGTGTTATTATTATCGCCAACCGCAAGTGGAAAAAGTTTAATTATTTACACACTCATTCGTTGGCATCAATCACATAACAGAAAACAATTAATTATTGTACCTACAACATCACTCGTCGAACAATTATATGGTGACTTTGCTGATTATGCTACAGCGCAGGATTGGAAAGTATCTGAAAACTGTACGCGCATCTATTCGGGAAAAGAAAAAACAACAGATGTTCCAGTAGTTATTTCAACGTGGCAAAGTATTTACAAAATGCCCAAAGCATTTTTTGAACAATTTGATGTTATCTATGGCGACGAAGCACATTTGTTTAAATCGAAGTCATTAACAACAATTTTACATAAGTGCGTAAACGCGCCATTTCGTATTGGGACCACAGGTACGTTAGATGGGACACAAACACATAAATTAGTGCTTGAAGGATTATTTGGGGTTACCCATAAAGTAACTACAACTCGTGAGTTGATGAATACACAACAGCTCGCGGAATTAAAAATTAAATGTATTGCCTTAGATTACTCTGATGCAGAAAAACAAACCTGTAAAAAATTTTCATATCAAGAAGAAATTGATTGGCTGGTAACACATCCTAAAAGAAATAAATTTATTAGAAATTTAGTATTAGATCGAAAAGGTAATACCTTGGTATTATTTCAATATGTTGAAAAGCATGGCAAAGTATTACATGAATTACTATCTGAAAAACTTGAATCAGGTCGAGAACTATTTTTCGTGCATGGTGGCGTCGAAGCGAAAGCGCGTGAACAAGTTCGTGCCATTACAGAAAAAGCGTCTAATGCGATTATTCTAGCATCCTATGGCACATTTTCAACAGGAATAAATATACGTAACCTGCACAATATTGTATTTGCTTCGCCAACTAAATCGCGTATACGCAACTTGCAATCTATTGGTCGAGGGTTACGGCTGGGTGAAAACAAAGTGGCATGTAAGTTGTTCGATATTGGGGATAATTTAGCATGGAAAGTACATAAAAATTATACATTGTTGCATTTGGTTGAACGTGTAAAAATATACAATGAAGAAGGATTCACGTATAAATTCATCAGTGTACCACTCCATGATTAATGACGATTATTTTAAAATCATCAAACTTAAGACAGGAGAAATGATCTTATGTGCCATGGCATCAGATGTTAAGTCTGTTGCTACGGAAACACATCTTTCAATCATTGAGCCGGTACAAATCATTCCACAGCAACAACAACGCCATAAGGGACAAGTAATTGGTGAGACATTTATTCTTCGTCCGTGGATTGGGATGAGTGATAGTGATGAATTTGTTATTAGCACCGACATCGTATTAACTATCGGTGATTTAAAAAGAGATGTACGCCAGCAATATGTGAATTATATTACACAAACAGTTGCAACGAAAAAACGTATTCGTGAAGAAGAAGCTCGTGAAGAAGCCGTTATGCAATTATTAACAGATGTGACGCCAGGTGAAGTAAAGATTATAGATATTGATGACCCTGAAGATGAATTTTACTATTATGAGGATGACTTAGATGAAGAAAGCTGAAAAAGATACTACCCGCCATTATATTGACAATAGTGTATTCCTGAAAGAAATTACGGCGTATCGTAATACCGTACAGGAAGCTATTAAGAATAATACCGAAAAGCCACAGGTTCCTGAATACATTGGTGAATGTTTTATTAAGATTGCAAATCAATTAGCATTTAAGAGTAACTTTATCAATTATAGTTTCCGTGATGATATGATTCTTGATGCGATTGAAAATTGCCTTACCTACATTGATAATTTTGATCCTAATAAGTCAAGCAATCCGTTTGCGTACTTTACACAAATTACGTATTATGCATTTTTGCGTAGAATCCAAAAAGAGAAGAAAAATCTACAAACTAAATATAAGTATATTGAGTCACTTGATTTAGATTCACTCATTCGCCAAATTCATGATGAAGGTGATTATGGTAATTCCTTTGTATCATATTTAAAGAAGCAAGCTGATTTGGCGAGACAGGAGATGACTGATACAGAGAAGTCAACGTCTACCGCGATCAAACGCACACCTAAATACCTTCAAAAATCCAAAAAAGATCCTGATATCTTAGAAATTTTGGAATAAACCTTGACATTTGTATCAGTATTATGTAATATTATATCATTCAATCATTGTGAGGTAACATATGCGTGTACGATACTCAGAAATCTTTTATTCCTTTCAAGGCGAGGCAGAATTAGCAGGCACACCTGCTGTCTGGCTTCGCTTTTTTGGTTGCAATTTAAATTGTAACGGATTTGGGCAAAAGGATCCTACAGATTCTACTACGTGGGTTCTTCCGTATGAAACGTTTGACGTTAATAGCGTCAAGCATGTAAATGACTTACCTGTGTGGAGTTATGGGTGTGATAGTTCATACTCGTGGTCACAGCGTTACAAGCATTTAGCACATGACGGTGATCCCACAGTCATTGCATCACGATTGATTGATGCGAACACCAGTGAACATAATCCTGAAGGATTGTTTGTGCATCCAGTAACAAACCAAAATACGATGTTGTGCTTTACCGGCGGTGAACCTATGTTGCAGCAAAAGGCAATGATAGAAATTCTACGTGAACTGCATCGTCGCGGTAACATGCCACGGATCATCACAGTCGAAACAAATGCGACCAAGGTATTGTCTGATGAGTTGAGCCGTTTTATTAACGTAGAATTTAAGGATCTAGGCGGTGTTCGTTGGCATTGGTCAATGAGTCCTAAGTTGTTCACGGTATCAGGCGAACCTGATGCTGTGAATCTTGAAAATATCAGGGATTACGCTTTGACTAATGCAACGTCCATTTTAAAGTTTGTTTGTAATGGGACCGACAAGAATTGGAATGAACTTGATACTTATGTAAAAAATCTTAGATCGTTCTGTGGAAGTTTCATGCCGCCTGTATGGGTGATGCCCGTGGGTGCTACAAAAGATGCACAAGAAGATACTGGTATCGGTAATCTGTGTATTGAGGCAATGAATCGTGGGTATAATGTCGCCACACGAAATCATTGTTATGTGTTTGGTAATGTAATTGGTCGCTAAATATACTATATACAACGTGAGGATATAATATGTCGTTAAATATTGAGAAGTGTGATCCCGTACTCGGGCATAAGGTTCATGAGCATCTTGTTTCTTTGGGTGTAGAAACTCCTTCTGCGTTTTGTGATTGGAACGCAAAGCGAAAGATTGCAAAAATTTCACGCAACTTCGAAACGATCATGCAAGTGTTAGGTATGGATTTAACAGATGATTCGATGTCTGAATCACCGACTCGTGTGGCGAAGATGTATGTGAATGAATTGATGTGGGGGCTTGATCCTGAAAACTTCCCCAAGTGTACGGTTGTTGAAAACAAGATGGGTTATGATGAAATGGTGCTTGAAAAGGGTATTCAAGTTATTTCATTGTGTGAACATCATTTTCAAACAATCGCAGGCACAGCGTGTGTTGCATATATTCCACGCAAAAAGGTATTAGGATTGTCAAAGTTAAATCGTGTCGTTGAATATTTTGCTCGTCGTCCACAGATTCAGGAACGACTAACGGAACAGGTTTATCATGCCCTTTCGTTTATTCTTGAAACAGAAGATGTCGCGGTCGTGATTGATGCCGAACATTTCTGTGTAAAGGCCCGCGGGATTCAAGATCCACATTCAAAGACAATCACTTCAAAGCTAGGTGGTGCCTTTAAGAAGGAACCTGAGCTTCGTGCTGAATTTATGCACTTGATTAAGGGCTAAATAATGTCACAGATTCAAGTAATGGTTGATTTAGAAACAATGGCTCGCGCAACAAATTCTGTTATTTGTTCGATTGGTGCGGTGAAGTTTTCAGTTGACGCCGGCATCATTGATACTTTTTATTGTACGGTTGATGCGGCTGATTGCAAGCGCTATGGGTTGGTTGTTGAAGCGCCTGTAGTTAATTGGTGGAGAAATCAACCAAAGGAAGTACTTGAATCATTGCGTAAAGATACTCTCCCATTGAAGGATGCATTAATAAACTTTTCAAAGTGGTATGGGTCAGTATCTTTACCTACGTGGGGTAATAGTGTAGCGTTCGATAATGTAATTTTACAAAGTGCATATGAAGCGGTAGGTATTAATCGTCCGTGGAAACATTGGGAAGATCGCTGCTATCGCACAATGAAAAATATTATTGTGATTGAACCTGATGTACGTGAAGGTACACATCATAATGCTCTAGATGATGCAATTTACCAAACAAAGCATTTATTAAAAATTTTAGGTAGCTAATATGACTTATAAACTTGAATATGTTATTTCTGGGTGCGGACGGATGCAGCTGTTTCACAAAGACATGCTCACCGATCCTGGCGTATTTGCTACATATAAACCATTAGTGAGTGAAATTGCGACAACCGTAAAAAATGATGTGCGTGAGTATAGCAAAAATAGTGATCCTGCGTTGTCAATGCTATTTAATGCCTTTACCGAAAAGGGATTCGTTAAGCCACAAAAAGGATTTCAATTATATAATTGGCTTGAGAGTGAAAAAGTATACGCAGATTCAGGTGGGTTGCAAATTGTTACGACTGGTAAATCTGTAACGCCTGAAATTAAAAAGCAAATTTATGCAACGCAAACATTTGCAGATTATGCGATGTGTTTTGACGTTATTCCCTTGACAAGTACCTCACTTGTACAGACAAGCAATGAACGATCAAACACAGGAAATAAGATTTTCGAAGATCATGAATTTGCAACGTCAGCAGAAAAAACGGCACAAAATATTAAAGAGCAAATTGAGTTCTTTCGTGAGAATAAAGCAAAGACAAAGGTCATTATTATTGTACAAGGAAATACACCACAGGACATGAAATTCTTCTTTGATACGATTGCCTCGAAGCTCACAGAAGAAGATTATGAACATGTAAGCGGCGTGGCTATTGCCGATACCTGTATGGGGAACGGTGAGCTTGAATCTATTAAGATGTTACATGCTGCACATTTAATTAGTCAAGATTGTCATCCGGCGGTTAGTTCCCACGTACACTTTTTGGGTATTGGGTCATTATATCGTTTACGTCCTATTATCTTTTTAATTCGATCAGGGTTTTTAAATACGTTTAAGCGTGTGTCCTATGATTCTACATCTCATACATCATGTTATGATATGGGATTAATTAAATTAAATGGAACGTGTAAGAGTTACGGGACACATAAAACACCCTTAGCCGTAGAAGTGTTTGAAAACATCTATAAGTATTTTCATAATACGTTTGATAAGTTGGTAACACATGATCAATATAATCAATTAATTTTTGGTCTAGATG